AATGAATATTAAGATTCGCCTGCCACACATCAATGAGTCTGGAGAAGACTTCACACTTGAGGGTGATGCCATTAGATTTGGGCTTGGGAATATTAAATATTTATCTGCTGGCATTTCTAAAAAGATTCTTGCTGGACGCCCGTTTAGTTCATATAAAGAGTTTATTGAATTCACTAGTAAAAAGGGTTCTGGTATTAATAGTCGCGCCGTCGATGCACTTAATAGAATTGGTGCTGCAGCATTTGAGGATAATCCAAGGACTGGAAACGAAAGAGAAAGCCTGTATGAATTCTTAAATATTCCAGAGTTTGTTACTAATATTCCTCGTTGGGTAGAATCATACTTTAGACCTCTAGAAGAATATGATGAAAATGGTGCCTTCATTGTTATGGGTATGGTCAAATCTATTAAGCGAGGGGAGGGGTGGAGTAGAGTAGAAATAGTCGATAAGACAGGCAGCGTGGGTGTATTCCATAATCAAGATACAACAATTGAGCCTGGAAAAATGTACATCCTGTTAATATCAGATAATAGAATTCTTTCGTACCTTCCCCCAGATTCCCTTGACTCTACTAGCAATTCATTTGTACAATTCTTAAAGGCAAAAACTATGACTCTTGGTCCAGATGAATATTTTGTCGTAGACATGGAGCCAAGAAGAACTAAAAAGGGTGATAAGATGGCGAACGCTGTTCTTGCAAATGATGAAAAAGATCTTACATCCATTGTAATTTTTCCCTCTATGTATGGAGAGGCCTTAGCAAAAATGAGGCCAGGGTCACACTGTAAACCTATATTTGGTGAAACAACATCTGGCGCTACAACACTTAAAGGATTTATTAGATGAACTTAGATTATTTAGCAGATAAATTGCATGAAACAGCAGTAGAAAAAGGTTTTTGGGACGCACTAGGATCTCTACCAGAAGAAGATAAGTTTATCTTCTATGCAAAGCAGATTGCAATGATTCATTCAGAAGCAACCGAAGTACTAGAGGCTCTTAGAAAATCAAAAGGTCATGATCAAGTTGTAGAAGAATTAGCGGACATTATTATCAGGGTTCTTGATTTGTATCAAGGTCTTTTAGATAACGGAGAAGTAATTTATAGTCTGCATAAAACAGTTAAGTCGAAAGCAGAAGTAAATAAAAAAAGGTCACGGCTGCACGGCACCCGTGGGTGATATAATGGACGCTTACTTTCTGCATGGTTCAGATAAAGAAAAACTTCTTGTTATTCGTGGACACGATGAAGAACTTATGCAGCAAATAATATCAACATTAGGTCGTTCTAGAAACGACGAGATAAAAAAAATATCAGAAGTATTGGAGAATCACTTTAATGAGCGACATGATGATGGAGGAAGTTCTATCGAAATTAGATCCAAAAATAAGAAAGATGGTAGGAAGCGCCGCTAATGTAGAAATACATAAGCAGAAAACTCCAAGTTTTTCTTTAAACGTTGCTCTAAAAGGAGGGTTAGCGTATGGTCGGCAAGTTCTTATCTGGGGTAATAAAAGTGCTGGAAAGTCCTCATTCTGCCTGCAACTTATTGCAGATGCCCAGAGCGAGGGGAAGACATGCGCGTGGATTGATTCCGAACAGTCATATTCTCCTGAATGGGCTGAAAAACTTGGAGTCGATTCCTCAAAACTTATTTACTCCTCCGCAAAAACAATTAACGACATGGTTGATATTGGGACGCAACTTATCCAGTCGGGAGTGGACCTCCTTGTTGTAGACTCCATCTCTGCACTACTGCCAGCAATCTACTTTGAAAAAGATGGCTCTGAACTAAAGCAGTTGCAAGATACTAAACAAATTGGAGCAGAGGCAAAGGATATGACTCACGCGGTTAAAATGTTAAACTACGTTAATGATAAAACGCTTCTCATCCTTATCTCTCAACAACGTAACCAGTTTGGCTCCATGCACGCCAGCCATATTCCCACAGGTGGAATGGCTGTAAAGTTCTTTTCTAGTACAATTATTAAACTATGGTCAAGTGAAGCAGAGGCTTCAAGCATCAAGGATAAAATTGCAGTAGGAGATAAGTTAATTGAACAGAAGGTTGGTCGCCCAGTTAATTGGACTATTGATTATAACAAAACTGGTCCACAATTTATTACGGGGTCGTACGATTTTTATTTCCAGGGATCACATGTAGGCGTGGATCAGGTTGCTGATCTAGTTGATAGTGCCGAAATGTTAGGTGTTATTGAACGCGGCGGTGCATGGTATACAGTGCTAGGTGATCGCATCCAAGGTCGCGCTAATGTTATTGCTAGGGTCAGAGAAGACCTTGATATGCAAGAAGAACTCACAAAATTGGTGTATGAAAAGATATGATCGATCCTAAAACATTTATTACTAGTTCTCCAAATAAATCTAGCAACCTTAAAGATATTGAAGGTACATTTACATGCTCTGAGCCAGGGTGCTTTGAGACTGTTACTACAGGAAAGTATGACTCAGAGAATAAAAAAGTTTACTGGACATGTCCTAATGGACATGAAGGTGGTGCTAGGTTAGCATATGAGTGAGCGTGCAGAATTAAAACGAATGGGTGCAAAGGCTCATAAAAATAGTGGTCGCGGTCAATATCAAAAAGCCGATGGAAACATAGACAGGTTTGTAGTAGATGTAAAAGAATATGCCAAGTCAATATCATTAAGCCAGGATATGTGGGCCAAGATTGTTACTGACTGTCTTAAGACAGATAACACAAAGAACCCTTTGCTTCAGGCTGTCTTAGGCAGCGGTGGCAGAAGGACTAGACTCGCCATTATTGAATGGGAAGTGCTAGAAGAATTATTGGAGGAGATAGATGGAAAATACAATTGATCTTATTAATCAGGTGTCAGAGTTTACTGATATCCATGATTTTATTAAAGACGAAGGTCTTGATGAGGCTATGGCTGCTATCGTAAAAATTATATCTAAGCCAGATATCCCTCCAACTCAGGCACTCACTCTTATTGCAAAACTTCAGGCTCTATCTGCTAAGTTTGGTATTCTTGCAGCATGGTATTCAACGGCGGCTAAAGGCCCAACTGGATCTCCAAATAACATTAAAAAGAATGTTTACTACTCTACCAAGGATAGTTTAGATAAGGTTGTAGATTCGCTGAAGTACATCGTAAGGTATAATTTAGGTTAATATGACAAAGAATCTATTATCATCACTGATGACTAAACCTAAGAATACCAAATTAAATGCACGAAAATTTATAAAGATGCTTAACTCTGCATATCAAGAATCTAATACAAATAAAGAGTTTAAAAGAAAAACATCTTTTGCTCCTAGCACTATTGGATATGGTCATGGAACTTGTGCAAGATACTGGTGGATTGCTTTCAACGGTGCTGAGTTTACGGATAATATTCCAGCCGCCAATATTGCATCTATGAGATCTGGAACAGCCGCCCATGAACGTATAGAAAAACTTGTCGAATCTACAGGTTTATTAAAACAGAATGAAAGAGAGATTAAAAACACCGACCCTCCCGTAAGAGGGTTCGCTGACCTAGTTCTGGAGGTTGACAATGAAGAGATTATTGGGGAAATCAAAACGATCAAAGACCAATATTTCATTCAAAGAAAGGGTGAAGGACACCCTTCTCCAAGCCATCTTCTTCAATTATTAGTTTATATGAAAATTGAGGGGGCGGATGAAGGATTCATTTTATATGAAAATAAAAATGACAATGAACTACTTTGTATCCCCATTGAGATGAATGATAAGAATAAAGAATATATTGAGTATGTGTTTTCTTGGATGCAAGAGGTTCGTGAATCATACAAAAACAATATTCCACCAAAACGAGGATACACAAAGTCTACATGGACCTGTAAAGGGTGTCCAGTATCAGAGGCATGTGAAGAGCGTGAGGATGGTCAGGTAAAGATTACTAATCTCAAAGTGGGTGTTGAGTGAAAAACTGCGCTAATTGTGGGCAGCCATTTGAATCTAATAAAAAGAATCAAAAGTATTGTACCCCCGCTTGTTGTCGTTTAGCGACAAACAAAAAAATAATGACTAAGTATTATGAAAACAAAAGAAGGCTGAGTGGAGAAAAAAGATACTGTGAGTGTGGTCAATTACTCAGTAGATATAATGAAAATGATTTATGTTTTACCTGTACAGATAAAAATAAACAGCAGGACAAGGGAAATATTCTAGAGGTTATTAAAAATGTCGCTAAAAAAACTAATAAAACAAAACGCTAGTACAGTCTTAGGAGTAGACTCTTCTACTAATTCCTTTGCCTTCTGCCTTTTTGATGACAAGCCAATTAAATGGGGTAAAGTAGAATTTCATGGGAACAATATATATGACAAAGTAATTGATTGTAGAGACAAGATTCCTTTCATTAAGGAAGAAGTTAAGCCAGATTATATTTGTATAGAGTCAGCCATTATGGTAAAATCTCAAGCAGTTGCTATCCATATGGCTATGATTGTAGGGGCGTTAGTCGGAGGTTTGGCTAAAGATTCTAACAGCATTATTACAGTTCCTCCGATTCAATGGCAGTCATACATAGGTAATAAAAACTTAACAAAGGCTGATAAAGAGGCAATTAAATTAGAATTTCCTGGCAAATCAGATAATTGGTACAGGAATTATTCAAGAACTTTAAGAAAGCAAAAAACTTTAGATTATTTTAATAATAAATTTAATATTAATATAACAGATAATGATGTTGGAGATGCATTCGGATTAGCCTATTATGCACATATGAATTTGGTTAATCATGTCTAAACTATATGAAAATAAAAGTTATCTTACTAAAAGATATGTTATAGATAAAAAATCTTTAGAAGAGATTGCTAAAGAATGCGGGGTAAGTCATCAGACTATCTATCGCTACTTAGTAAAATATAATCTCATCCGTGACCCAAGAAAGTTTGGTAAAAAATGATTGAGCAAGATTTACAGCACATGTACACTAAGACTGAAAATGTAAAATCATTGGGTAAATTAATCCCTCGCAACAACGTTGAGATGGCGATTCAAGAAGAATGCCATAGGGTTACTGCTCTGTTAATAGAAAAAAATCGATCATATGGTAATTCAGCACTTAATCCAGTAAGAATATTCTCGCGGTCGGATACAACTGAACAGTTAAAAGTTCGCATAGATGATAAACTATCTAGATTTATGGATGGTGACAACACGTTTAAAGAAAATGACCTTGACGATCTTATGGGTTATCTGGTACTATTGAGTATTGCAATGAAGGAGACATGGAAGTAATGCCGCTTTATACCTTTACATGCATTGATTGTGATAAGTCGCATGAGATGTTAATGAAAATGGAGAATAGAGACAATGCTATCTGCCCTGACTGTGGCCTGAGATTAGTAAGAAACATTGATTCACCAGGAATGGTCTGGGCTCCAACCCGTGGCGGAAGTGGATTTGCCACCTAACAAGGAGAGTCATGTCTAAAAAAAGGGTTAGCGATTCCGATGAGGCCCCATCCTATAAAGTAAACCCAGATATATCAGTATTTTATGAACTGAAGTTTGGAAGGACTGTCATTAAGCCAGGAGACTCGCTTAAATTTAAGGATGTTCGTGGATCTTTTAGATTTATTAGACTTGCTCATAACATCAAAAAGGACGTTACCTGGATAGATTGTTACTCTCCTAGTACGGGGGAATACCGTTCCTTCTATGTGGATCGGTTAAAGGGAGTGGTCCACGCAAAGAAAAGTATTAGAAAGAAGATGAATGTCAACTGAAATAGTCCTCGCTGAACGCTGGGAGAAAATAAACAAAGTTGTAGATGTATTCCTAAAAGGAACTACTAACCCAACTACTATTGCAAAACTTACAGGCTTTAAAAGAGCAGAGGTACAGGAGTACCTTGATGAGTGGCGTTCAGTTATTCAGAGTGACAGGCAAATTCAGATGCGAGCAAGAGAGGCGCTATCTGGTGCCGATAGGCATTATTCAATGCTTATTGAAGAGGGCTGGGACGTTATTAGTCAGGCGGGAACAATTGGAGATCTGGGTAAAAAGACTGCTGGGATTAAGATTGTTGCAGACATTCAGCAGAAGCAGATAGACATGCTTCAGAAGGCTGGACTAATTGAGGATAGTGAAATAGCCCAGCAGATTATTGAGACTGAGCGCAAGCAGGAAATTCTTGTAAAAATTCTTAAAGAAGTTGTGGCGGGATGCGATCATTGCAAGAGAGAAGTATTTAGACGTCTAGAAGAAGTTACGGGCAAGGCTGAAGGCTTCTAATGTTTGATGATTTTATATCGGCGTTAGAGGATGATGAGTTTGAAGAACGCCCCGTAACAGTTGAAGAGTTTGTTACCAATGAAGATTATCTACATCTTCCACCCTTATCTTCATATCAATATCAATCAATTAGAGCCATGACTCAAATCTATAAAAAAGAAACTCTGACTAAGTTATATGGAGAAGAAGAGGGTCTTAAAAGATCCCGTCAAACTTGTAATGAAGTAATTTTGCAATTAGGAAAAGGGTCGGGTAAAGATTATCTATCTACAATCTCAGTAACCTATCTTGTATATTTGCTTCTATGCTTAAAAGATCCAGCCAAATATTTTGGCAAACCCCCAGGTGACTCTATTGACATTATTAATATTGCTATCAACTCTGAACAAGCAAAGAACGTATTCTTTAAGGGTTTTAGAAAAAGAGTTGAAGATTCTCCGTGGTTTACTGGCAAGTACAGCATTACAGCGCAAAGCGTATCGTTCGATAAATCCATTACATGTCACTCTGGTCACTCAGAGAGAGAGTCATGGGAAGGTTACAACGTTATCTGTGTAATTCTTGACGAGATTTCTGGCTTCAGCACTATTTCTACAAGTGGCAACGAACAGTCTAAAACTGGGCAGGCGATCTATGATATGTATAGAGCCTCTGTAGATTCACGATTCCCAGATTTTGGTAAAGTAGTCCTACTATCTTTCCCCCGATATAAGAATGACTTTATCCAGCAAAGATATGATGCAGTCGTGGCGGACAAAGAAGTCATCATTAGATCTCATACATTTAAACTAGATGAAGAACTAGAGAATATGCCAGGGAACGAATTCACTGTTGAGTGGGAAGAGGATCAAATTAATGCCTATAAGTACCCTAAAGTATTTGCATTAAAGAGACCTACCTGGGAAGTTAATCCAACTAGATCTATCAATGATTTTAAAATTGCCTTCTATAACAATCCAATCGACGCTCTTGGAAGATTTGCCTGTATGCCTCCAGATGCAGTAGATGCATTCTTTAAATCAAAAGAAAAGATTCTGGCGTGCTTTAATCAACCAATGAATGGTGTAGACGAGGATGGAAGATTTAAAGATTGGTTTATTCCACAGGATGGTAAAGAATATTACATCCACGTTGATCTTGCCCAGAAACATGATCATTGTGCTGTAGCCATGTCCCATGTTGACAGGTGGGTTCAGATTAAATCATTTATGAGTCACAGAATTGTAAGTCCAATAGTTGTAGTAGATTGTGTAAGATGGTGGACTCCCACCGCTGATAAATCTGTAGATTTTTCAGAGGTAAAACAATTTATTATAGATCTTAGATCTAGGGGATTTAATATTAAAAAGGTGACATTTGATAGGTGGAACTCGCATGACATTATGGCGGAACTTAGAATGGCTGGAATAGAAACAGAAACACTTTCTGTAGCCAAGAAGCATTACGATGATATGGCTATGTTAGTAGGAGAAGAAAGAATTATAGGCCCAGACATTAAACTTCTAACAGATGAATTGCTGCAACTAAGAATAATTAGAGATAAGGTTGACCACCCAAGAAAAGGATCAAAGGATCTCTCTGATGCCGTATGTGGATCTATCTATAATACTATTTCAAATACTAGAAAAGAGTCGGAAGAAATAGAGATAGAGGTGCATACATACAAGCAATTTATTAGAGACCAGAGGAGGGAAGAGGCGGAGAAAAATGTTATCACTCCCCCTCCATCATCTAATAATATAGATGATTATATTCAATCAATAGGGATGATCTAGTATGGACATGAGCGAAGACCTGATAAAAATATTGCTTGATAAAGGTTACATCAAGGTGATAGGATATAACCCTGTAGGTGATCCGCTGTATAAGATTACTCCACTGTTTTATGAAGAACAGGCGGAAGTAGTTGAGTACATGAGGGAAATGGATTCAGACATTATGAATTCATTATGGTTTAAAGGATTTCTAGATTTAAAGATGGATGAAGACGGAGAAGCATACATCTATCTTACAAATAAATCTGAAGAATGGGTGCAGTCGGATGACCTTACAGAAGATGAAAAATCAATGATGTATCTCATTTACAGTACAGGAGCGTATCATGGTGGAGATTGGAAAGGATACTAGAAACGTTATTGACTACTACAAGGAGTGGGAGAATGATCAAATTAAAGCAGATCTTGATAGCCGCCGACTTCCATTTGTTGTAGGCTTTGAAAATATTTCTGGTGACTTTAATAAAGCATCTGGAATTCGTAACAGTAACGCTTTTCTAGCAAAAGAGTCATGGATCATTGGTAATAAAAGATGGGATAGGCGTGGAGCAGTGGGAACTCAAAACTATGTTCATCTTAAATACGCTCCATCACTAGATCATATTTATCTTAATGAGCCTCATATCAGAGACATGAAGTGGGTGGCAGTGGATAATGTTCCTGGGGCTATTCCAATTACTCAATACGAGTGGAGTCCGAATACCTTTATGATTTTTGGTGAAGAAGCAAGGGGCGTAAGCCCCATGGGTCTTGGAATGGCAGACGATGTTGTTATGATTCCACAACTTGGAAGTGTTCGTAGTCTAAATGTTAGTGTCGCAAGTGGAATTATGATGTATGATTATGCGACAAAACTTGGAATGCTATAATTTGTTATGGAATGTAAATTTTGTGGTAGCCCAGCAGAATGGCAGGGAGAAAGAGATAAATTCAAAACAGAAGTTTGCCATAAACACTTCCATGCATATTATATTAGTTTTTGGATGTGGAGAAAAATAAATGGCTGAAACATACAAACCCACTGATGCTATGTCATCAAATGCGAAACGAGCATTGAAGTGGAAAGAAGAAGGCAAGGCTAAAGGCGCGGGAACATCTGTTGGATGGACACGGGCAGGACAACTAGCAAGAAAAGAATCCCTTTCATTAGACACAGTTAAGAGAATGTATTCTTACTTCTCTAGACATGAAGTAGATAAGCAGGGAAAGGGATTCTCTCCTGGTGAAGAAGGCTATCCATCGAATGGAAAGATAATGTGGGATGCCTGGGGCGGTGACGCAGGATATTCCTGGTCAAGAGCAATCGTTAATAGGATGAAAAAAATGTGGGAAGGCAGTCCTTTCGATATAACTAAATAGGTGACTAATAACATGATTAATGTTATAGTTACCTAATGAGAACTTGTAGAGTCTGTCTAGTAGAAAAACCACTAGATTCATATAACTTTAAAATAGTCAAAAGAAAATATTATTCGCATGAGTGTAGGTCTTGTTTTAATGAAAGATGTAGGGGGTATACTACTGCCTGGAAGTTAACCCCCTCCAATGTCAGAAGAATGAAAAGATACAATCTTAGTGAAGACGAGTACCAAAAACTGCTACAAAAAAATAATGGTAATTGCTGGGTTTGTAACATAGAAAAAGCAACTTGCATAGACCACGATCACTCCTGTTGTCCTGGTAAATCATATTCTTGCGGGAGATGTGTTCGTGGCTATTTATGCATTAACTGCAACAATGCTATTGGAAGATTAAAAGATAACATTGCAATATTAGAAAGTGCTATACAATATTTACAGGGTCACAGCAGATCTTAGGATGGTTAATAGTTACAGTTACGAGTCCGAAGTTGATTTCAGTATGAGTTTAGTCAACGTGCAGATGCTGTGGCCCTACTTCATGGCGCGTAGTTCAATTGGCAGAACGTTCGGCTGTTAACCGAAAGGTTGGAGGATCGTGCCCTCCCGCGCCAGCATGGAGATACATTCAGATGACGAGTGTGAAAAATATTGGAGAGATAGATTCTCTCAGCAAATAGAAGAATGTATAAAGTCCCCCTGGGAGCCTGGAATAGAATACACTGAAGAGGCTAATTGGTTCCGCCAAGGCCTTACCTATGCAATGATGATTATTCGATGGGACTATGATGAGTGAGCCTGGTCACAAAGAGCGTTTTAAATTTGACCTCTTAGAGTTAGCCTGATAAGATTAAAGTATCAACCCACAAGGAGGATATTATGAGAGCGTTTGCATATTTTTTCTCAGAAGTATTTAGAACAGATGCCACAAGCAACTATAAACTTCAGAGTGAATGGGATAGAGCAAGAAGCGAGGCTTCACGATTTGGCCCGTCCCATGTAGCAGAAATTGATGCTATCTTTTCCCGACAGTCATAATCATTGACACACCGCCCACGATTACTGTATTATTGGTATCGTGGGCAAGTCATTATGTGATAAAGGATAAAAATGACTATTAATAGAGAACACTTTTTAAATAAAATAAAAGAGGACGTACAATTAGATGATTTAGTTGTAGAGCAAGTATTAGATTCTTTTATTAGTATTCTTCAAGAAATAAAAGAAGAAGAAAAAAGTCATATCTTAGTTTCATTAAATGAAAACAATGATATTAGGTCTGCATTTATTTGTAATGAGGCTCTAGCAGCCTATGAATCTTTATCGTTAATGATTTTAGAATGACATACTTTACTTTTTACTGTTTAGTAAAAACTGATAACGGTTATGCATTAAAGCCACATATTAATATGTACAATAACATGCTAGAAATAATTAACTGGTAATTATTCTTATGCTGTAGAATAAATAGATGTTGCCGCCCAAGGAGGTCAATATGACGACAAAAAACCAAATTGGTTTGGCAGTAGATTGGATTGCCGCCGCAGTTTTGGCAATTACTTTTATTGCTGCACCAAGCATGGCGTATGCTAAGTCTGCGCCCTTGGCGGAAGGTACGGGAAACTTTGCCACCGCTGACGCATTAGAAAGAAAGGCAGTAACAGATAGAAACTGGACCCTGCCTTCTAAGTGTAATGATAAGCAGGCAAAGATTCTGTTTAAAGCAGGTTTTAATAGACCTGGAATGCTAAGAGGAGCCTGGGCAATTACCTGGCGCGAATCTAAGCATGAATCACTAGATGAATCTAGCAGATATTTTACTGGAGCCCTAGGTACTTGGCAAATTCAAACAAGTGCCTGGTCAGGAAGATCCTGGTGGTCTAGAGATAATATGCTAGATAAAGAAAGGCAATCAGAAATAGTTCGAAAGCATTTCCTTAATGATGGAATGCATAACTGGGGATACGGTTACTCGTTTAAGAATGACTCATGGTATGAGAATGCAGGAATGTATTATTCCCTATGGGGATCTAGCCTGACATATTCATGGGTGATTGCACCGTTCAATACTGGATGGTCGCTGTTTCCTGGTAAATGTACGCCAAAAAAGGTATAATTTTATAGATAGTCGGTGTGGCGGGGGGAAACACAATAAAATGTGCGGCAACACCCCCGCCACATCACAACTAATGG